GTATCGCCAATAGTAACTTCGTTGCTTACTGTGGCTGAACTTGGAACAGCGTTATGACCTATAAAAGTATTATTAGACCCTGTTGTTAAAGTGTCACCTGCAAGATCACCTAATGCAGAATTATCAGATCCTGTTGTTACATTTTCAAGGGTTTTTTCTCCTAAACCTACATTCTTTGAACCACTTGTTATTGCTTGACCAGCCTGTGAGCCAACAAATGCATTACCATTACCGCTAGTCAAACCATATAAACAACTATTACCTATACCAGTATTACCAGCACCACTACTACAGGAAACACCTGCATTTGATCCAACAAAAGTATCTTGACGAGCAGAGCCATCAGTTACACGACCTGCTCTATATCCTATTAGTGTATTATTTATAACTGCATCTCCACATTTTATATCTACACCAACGCAAGTATTATAAAAACCAGATACATGATCATACCCAACATTATGACCTATAAAAGTATTATTATCTCCTGTAGTGATGTCAGTTCCAGCATTATATCCAATTAAGGTATTATTAGTTGCGTCTGTTCCTGAGAAACTATCTCCAGCATTAGTACCACCTACAGTGTTTTCTTGTGCGTCTGATGATAAACCACCACCACTTGATTGAGCAGCCCAAGTCAACCCACCAGTATTACCTGATTGAGCAGTTAATACATAACCATCAGTCGGTGAATTGCTTACTTTTAAATTTGCTTCATCAACTACATTATCTGCAATAGTTAAAGCCGTTGCTCCTGTCACTTCACCTGTATGTGTAGCATTAGATGTTTTGGCTGTATTGGCAGCTATTTCTGTATTTATAGAATTAGCTAGTTTATCAGCAGTAATAGCATCATCAGCAATCTCATTTACCGTTAATTTGTCAGATTGTAAAAGAGTTTTTATCTCACTAGCTGTCTGATCTGCCGTAGCACTTGTTTCAATACCATTTAATTTTGTATGGTCAGCATCAGTAAATACGTTGCTATCACTAGCACTTTCAACAAGAGTTCTTATTTCTGCCGCAGTTTGATCTGCGGTTGCTGATGCCTCAATTCCTGATAATTTTGTTTTTTCTGCATCAGTAAAAGCATTTGTATCAGAATTATTTTCGTACGCAGTCTTAATTTCTGCATCAGTTTGATCTGCGGTGGCTCCACTCTCTATACCATCTAATTTTGTGCCATCAGTAGAAATATCTCTACCATCAACAGTTTGAGAGCCAGACATCACAATATTGCCTGTCATTGTGCCGCCAGCTAAAGGTAGTTTTGTTCCTATTGAGTTGGTAATAGTAGTTGAAAAATTTGCATCATCACCAAGTGCAGCGGCAAGCTCATTTAATGTATTTAATGCACTAGGAGCAGAATCAACAACTCCAGCAACTTCTGTATCTACATACGCTTTAACAGATTGCTGTGTAGGAACTTTTGTCGCACTATTTGATGACATATTATCTTCATCAACAACAAAACTCATGCCAGCAGTTGTAGTATCACTATTCATTACAGCACCAGCAGCATCTACATTAGTTGCGTCGGTTACATCAGCACTAGCTTCAATACCGTCTAACTTACTGTGATCTGCGTCAGTAAATGCGTTAGTATCTGAGTTTGCCTCGTAAGCTGTTTTAATTTCTGCGTTTGTTTGATCTGCTGTTGCATTAGCTTCAATAGCATTTAGTTTCGTATGGTCTGCATCTGTGAATACGTTAGAATCTGTTGCTGACTCTACAAGTGTTCTTATTTCTGCTGCTGTTTGATCTGCTGTAGCTGAAGCCTCTATACCGTCTAACTTAGATTTATCACTAGCAGACATAGAACCTGCTGCACTGGTTGTAGCTGCTGAAATACCAATTGCAGGGGTTGTTCCTCCAGAAGAAGTTATTGGAGCCGTTCCACTAACACCTGTAACAGCACCACCTGAAGCTGATCCATCTGAAGCTGAAGTAACTCTTCCTTGAGCATCAACTGTTATGTCTGCATTTGTATAAGAACCAGCAGTGACACTTGTATTAGCTAATTTATCAGCAGTTACGGCATCATCAGCTATTTTTGCAGTTGATACAACACCATTATCAATAGTAAAAGTACTACCTGAATTGCTGATTGTAATATCACCTTTGTCTCCATCAGATACAGATGGCCCTTGAGGTCCTGTCGCTCCAGTTGCTCCTGTTGCTCCTTGTGGCCCTGCTGTTGTAATTTCAACAGTTGTTACATCAGATACTTGACTAACAACGACTTGATTAGGACTGCTCATGCTGTGTAACCTTCACTTATAAATAGTGTACCTTCTAAATAATATTCTTTGTTACCCGATCCATCTGTTAGTAATACATCATATTTTAAAATTTCTGGAGTAAAGTTTGCAGTATCAGTATCAGACAAAGAAATATCAACTATCCCTCCTGTTCTGTTTGTATAAGCAACTGTAAAATCAGCATACTTTGTGGTACGAGGATCATCATAAACTTGTGCTGAAACTGTAAAACCTGTAAGGTTTATTGCAGATCCAGTGGAATCTTTAAAAGTTAAACGTAAGGGAAAATCTGCTCTTCGTTGAACAGTAAAATTCTTTTTTCCAGGAATAACAGCCATTAGCTATATGGTGATGTGCCAAGTATGTCAGTTTTCCATTGTGCTTTTAATGCATCTGTATCTGCTGCTGAAGTAATACCAGAATCAGCAGGAGCATCTCTTAATGCTTGCTTTTTAGCAACAATATCTGTAGTAGAAGAACCTGTCTCTAATGCTTTTTGAAATTCAATATCAAGTTCTGCAAGTTTTGATGTTCTTGCCTTTCTTATATTTGTTTTATGAATTTCTCTGGCTTTCGCCATGTCAACGCCAAATCCCATTGTTTACTCCGTATAAGTCCAAGCATCTCTAAAACTCCTATCTGTAGGAATTATAGATTTACTTACAGTATAAACTGTCTTACCACTAGGGCAATCTTTATCTTTAATTTGCTCTAAAGTTAACCCACAATTATCTGCTGGTACGACAATGCAAAGATTTCCATTGTCATCTGTGTATAAAAATCTAGAATCAGAGTTAGCCATAGCTGTTTTTTATTTAAGTATATCTTAATTACGTGTTATCGAAAATAACACCATAATTAAATTCGCAATCAAAGTTAGCTCCAGCCATATTTCTAGTATCTACTTCAGCATTTGTATTCTGTGCAAAACAATTAACTATATCTGCATATCCAGCGTCATGAGCATCACCGTTAAATGAACTAGAAGTAACTCCACATGGATTGCTTAAAGTAACACTAAAATTAGCTGTATATTGACCAGTCGCATTATCTGTTATAGATGAAATATTAAAACTATTTGTTACTGATGGTGTTGTCTGGTCATAATTCCACCAAACTTTTGCACGACCATTCAACATTTCATCTATTGTCGTTTCTTTATTTCCACTGATATTTTGTAATGTATCTACTTTAAGTATTGACATTAGGAATCTCCAAAAACTGAACAACAAACAATAGGATCATCCCTTGAAAATAAACCATTTAAAGTACCACCTGTAAAATTAGGTTGCACCCTAAAAGTAGTAGTTGTCAAACTATTCATCACACCACAGCCTCTAACAGCCGAAGTAGCACCATCTCCTGATGTGGCTTGTACAGCATAGTTTGTATTGCTCATTGCAGTAGTCATAGTCACAGTATAATCACCTTGACCATTATCAGTAATAGAACTTACATTAAAAGAGTCTCTTATAGCGACTGTTCCTGTTCCATTAAAATTTATCCATGCTTTTGCTCTCCCTTGTGCAATTTGCTCTGGGGTTGAACTATGAGCAGCAGAAGTATTTTGAATTGTATTAACTTTTAATGTTGACATAGTTAATCCCCAAAAAACTGAAGCGAAATAAACTGAACATCAACATGAGTAAGGCCAACATCTTGACCATTAGTTGTACTTGAAAGAGCAAATGGATACTGAGTAGTGCTTACCGCTTGTGGCCCGTGCGTATCAATATGGCACAAAACCTCTGCATTGGGAGCACCATTTCTATGAGAGAATCCGCCAACAGAATAATTTGCATTTGACAATGCATTTGAGAAGTGAACAATATAAGTACCTACTCCATTATCTGTAATTGAACTTACATTAAAACTGCCATCAATAGAAACTGTACCAGTACCGTTCATTTTGATCCATGCTTTACAAAGCTGTCCTTTCTCTACACCTGATGTATTTTGAAAAACAGGAGCCGATGAACTTAAACTTTTTATAGTAGCTACATTAAGAGTACTCATTTAAACAACTGTCCAGGTTTCATCAGTTCCAACAGTGACTGTTACTCCTGATTGTATAGTAATCGGCCCAAAACTTCCAGCATTTTTTCCGTTTGTAATTGTATAGTTTTGTGTGACAGTTTGATCGTTTTCCCAGAAAATTTCATTAGTGCCACCACCAACTGCTCCGCCTCCAGCAGCAGCCCAACTTAACGTACCAGATGCATTTGATACAAGAGCATAGCCAGAAACAGCAGCATCAGCAGCAGGTAATGTCCAGGTAAGACTAGAAGAAACTGTAGCTGGTGCTTGAAATGCTACATAATGACTACTATCAGAATCAGCAAAACGTAAATCATTTTGACCCTGCAAAGTTAATCCATTAGCATCAAATAGCATTTGCTCTGTGCCACTAGCAGAAAATCCCATTACATTGGCAGATTTTCTAAACAAACCTAAATCTGTATCTGTATCAAAACTTAAAGCAGGTGCAGCAGCATTACCAGCATCATCAGCAAGTAAAGCACCTGTCATAGTACCTCCCGCAACAGGAAGTAAACCTAAATTAGCTTGGTCTATATTTCCTATTTCAGTGAAAGCACCATTACTTGAATTTCTTATTTTTAAGATTTTTGAAGTGGTATTTAAAAAAGGCATACCAGCTACACATTGACTTGAAGCTAAATCAGTTGATTTTGAATTACTTGATTGAATCGCAGCAAAAACATTATTAAGGTCAATCCTTACGTTCGCTCCAGAAGCATTTTCAATGGTGTAGTTTGTTACGTCAGCCACAATTAAATACTATTTTTCTCCATGTTAACCTCCTTTGCCGAAACCAACAGCACTGTAGGTAAAGTTCCTGTTAATACTAGCATTACTTGAGTTCTTGAAGTGAACTGTAAAGCCAGTTCCAGATATACTACTGAGTTCAAAGTAATCTCCTGTTGCCATATTTTGTGGAGAGATATTAACAGAAGGTAAAAAATTATTTGCATTGCCTAATCCAGACGTTCCAACAAAAAATGGTGCTGTAAATGTAACTGCTTTTGCTCCTGCTCCAGATGCTATAACAGATGATTGCTCTGTTCTTGATGGCATAGTTGCTGTATAACCTGCTTGCTGTAGATTCATGTTTTGTGCTGTATCTGCTGTTTCTAAAGTAATTCTAAATTGAAATGCTCTAGCCTTAAATGTTCCATTAGCAAAATCATTAAAGGCTGTATATGTAGGTGAGCTACTAGGATTATCAGTTGTAGTACGTACAGCTATTTTTGCGTTTGCATCATTAGCAACAGTTCCATCAAAATCTGTCCAAGTATCAATTAAATCTGTTCTGTTATCAAACTGATCTCCTGTATAAAAACCGACTCCTTGAAAATATCTTTTTAAGACAAGTGAAAATGTACCACCGAGATCAAGAGTATCTACAAAATCATAAGTACCACTAGCATTTGCTGTTGGGTCTATAAGTTTTAAGCCTCCAAGAGATGAGTCATATACAACATTTGTTTTTGTACCGTTATATGGTGTTCCATCAGTATCTTCTCTGTCAGTTTTTACAACAATCGAATCAACAATATCAACAAGAGAAAGATTTACACTTGCTGCATTAGTGCTAAATCTACCTCCATCATCTTGAAATTTAAGCAGATACGTTCCAGCTAAAGCAGGTGCTATTACTTCTGTTACGTTTCCTGCTGCTGCCTCAATAATATCTTGAGCAGCCTGGAATGTGGCTGCACCTCCAGTTTGGTTTGTATGTCTAACATAAACACGACCACCATGAAGAACGTCTACAGCAGTTGCTTGTGTAAATCTTAATCTTACAAACTGTTCGTTAATTGGTTCAATAGTTAACCCAGAAACATCTTCTGGTAATGCAGTTTTACCTTGAGCAGTAAAGGTTGTTTCAGTAAAATTTGAAGATAGTTTTAGTGCTGCATTGTATGAAAAGACTCTGATTGTATATGTTCCTTTTACAGTATCTAAAATTTCGTAGTCACTACTAAATACAACTTGAGAAAAGAAATTACCATTTTGAAGTCTATATGTAACAAGGTATTGTGTAACTCCTTTTACTGGTTGCCAGTCAATAATTAATTTACTTCTAGCAATGTTATTAATTACAACTGTTTGTTCTGAAACTGTTAAGTTACTTGGAGAATCAACAGGTGCATTTAGCAAAGATACGGTTCTTGTAGGCAATGCAGTATTGTTTTCAATAAAAGCGTATTTACCTTCTACATAAGATAAAGCTGTAATTACATAATTAATATCATCTTGCTCTTCTACTTGAATCACTCTAAATAATTGAGTCTGTAATGTTGTACTTGATATTAAATAAGGAGAGTTTGCTAATGGTGCTGATGAAAATGCAGAACTAGCAGTTAAAACTGCCCCTGTAATATTAGATATAGTTTTAGATTCAACAGATCCATCAGACAGAATTACACTTATAGTCGGATTATCATTTAATGCTGGTAGAGTTGTTTGTGCTTCTGCATCAATAGTGATAGTCGTAGTTGTTGCAGATACAACACGACCACCTCTCCTAGCTCCTGCTCTTACTGGATCGTTTATTTCTATAACAGAGCCAGGTCTTACTACAATTCCTGCATCTATTGAAGTTGAAAATGTAACTGTTTCACTTTCGTTTTGTTCGGCAAAAAGAATTGCACGACCCAATCTGGCAGCTTGATTACGAGATGTACACGCAAATGCTTTTACCTGTTTTACTATTGTTCCAAGTTTTGATATTGCTGTTGCATCTTCCACTACTTCAAAGTCAACTTCTTTTGAATCCATATTGAAGTAACTAACAGAAACAACAGAATGACGTTGTTTTAAACTGCTACCTTGATATGCAAACCCACCTTCGCCTACATTAGCTAAATTAAATAGATAGCTTGCTGTTGTTGGTTTATCTTGAGATATAGTCACAGATCCAGCAGACCAAATCGGCATACATCTCATAACACCAGCTAAATCATTTATCGCTGCAAATGCTTCTTTAGGACTTTGAATATTTACATTACAACTAAATCTAGCTTCAGTAGCACCTGATCCTGTACCATCATCTACTAACTCGTTTGCATATTTACTGGCAGCTACAAAACTAAATAAATCTAAATTACTGTCAGTAACATGATCCCCCAGACCGTACCTCGTGTTTGTGAGAAGGTCGAGTAAGCACATTGAAGGGCAGTTGGTGTAAACGGCAGCACCCATAACTCCGTTGAATATGTAGCCACTTGGGTAAATAATTCTGCCAGTTGCATTATCAACAGTAGGCGTACCAGAATTAGATGCTCCTGCTCCTGGTATTCTTACTTTTACTCCTCTAATACGATATTTTCTTGTAGGAATACGATTAAACTGTTTACTATCTAAACGAAGAGCAACATAAGCACTATTGGCATAAGAAGAACTGTTATCTATGACTTCTTGTAGGCTGGTAAATTGAAAAGCATTTACTCTTGCTGCATCTGTGCTATCAGCCGTAACTCGAACTACTCTAATGTCAACAGGAAAAGCACCCGTGACATTTATCCTGTGATCTCTAGCATAAGCATCTGCTGTTCTACCACTGACAGAAGTGCTTATAACATCTGTAAATCCACCAGAATTGTATTGAACTTGTATCTTGTAAGCTACTGTATCTCCTCTAATATCTCCGTCATCTTCAGCTACCTGTATCTGAGGCCAAGTTAGAGTAACAATAATTGCATCTACATCAGTATTTGTGACTTGCCTAGTTACAGGAGCAGATGTGGTTACAGTAGTTCCAACCGCAGTTGGTGATCTACTTTCGGCAGGAATACCACTCATCGCAGTTTGACTTGACGTTCCAAACTTAGATTTGAAGGTTACATCTTGAAAATTAAAGTCAGTATCAGCAGGACTAGCACTTGTAGCTGTTGAATTTAATATTGGAGTATCATCAAGAAATACGTCTTTTAGACTTGCATTGTCATAAGCTGTAGTTCCTTTTGTAAGTCCTTCTTTTGATGCACTTGCAAAACCTTCTATCTCGCCTTCAGATATTAAATCTTGAACTGTAGCAAAACTTCTACTATGTAAAGTATCAGGAGCA